GTCCGGCAATGCTCGGGTGTACGGCGATGCTGAGGTGTACGGCGATGCTTGGGTGTACGGCAATGCTCGGGTGTACGGCGATGCTCGGGTGTCCGGCAATGCTGAGGTGTACGGCGATGCTTGGGTGTACGGCAATGCTCGGGTGTACGGCAATGCTCGGGTGTCCCTTAAAAAGGCATACACTAAAGGTAATTTTGTCTATTCGAGCGACTCGGATATTGTCTCAACGGTCATTAATCAATCGGGCGAAGACAGGTTTGACAGCGGACGCGATTATAAGAATCATCTGGTTGTCGGTGACTACGAAATTAACGACATCGAACCGGAAAACGCTACAGAAAATACCGAAGATACGAAAACAGAGGGGCTTGTCACTATCCAAATCGGCGAGAATGGCTTTAGTGTCCCTGAAAGTACCGCCCAGAGTTTTCGTGACGCGCTGAGTAGCGCGCTGGGTATAGATTTGGATTGTTGAGAATGTTATTCCTTACAAAGAGTTCGACTTCATATGGAGTAGCCCGCCATGCCCGACACATTCAAGACTACGAACAGCCATTAAAGAAAAAGTGTACCCAGATATGACACTTTATCAGGAGATAGTATTTCTACAAAAATGGTTTTACGGTGATTGGATTGTTGAGAATGTTATTCCTTACTATGAACCGCTTATTAAGCCGGTCGCCACCATTGACAGGCATTACGTATGGAGTAATCGACCTATCGCCGATAAGGAATTTGCGCGTGTCTATAAGGGAAGCGTAACAGACCAATCAATCACAACTCTGCAAAATGCCTATGGCATACAACTCCCAGGGCACGTGAAGAATAAGAGAAAACTATTACGTAACGTCGCACTCCCTGAAATGGGTGCGTACATTATGACGCAGTTAGGAGTAGTATGACCGACATCCAATCACTCCAACAATTCACCCAAGCAGTCTACTACGCTGAACTGACCGTTATTCTAATCGGGTTAATAACTTTAATCGCAATCGTTATATACATGGGGAGGGATAAATGACTAATTTTGGCGAGAAGATATGTATGACAAGGAAAACTAAATACCAAGGAGAGAAAAAATAAAAAGCCACTAGCATTTTTCAGGGGTTGCTGCTATAATGAAAGTACCTTAGAGAATAGATAGCCACCCCTGTTAAGACTTTATTTGGTGTTCCATGATGCCCGCCAGCTCATGGGCACCTTTTTGTGTTCACCGCACAAATTTGGTGGACAAGGACGCAACCCAATATGGCGTTGCTATATTCCACTTGTCCCACTAAATAAGGTCTTAACGATTAACAGTTGGAATGACTAGATGGGCGTTTTAGGACGCCTCGCACATAGGCGCGTCTGGGATTTTTGTTCGATAAGGTGTCTTACTTCCATTCACAAACCGACAATCGCCGAATTGCTTATGCGGTGCCGCTTTTTGTCGGCGAACCGCATAAATTTGATGTAGGAATTTCACACTCTTTACATCCACCCACTCGGATGTTGATTAGCACTCTTGCTATGTCCAGCCCCCCAGCGCCCATCCGGTCATTGCAACGTATGAAAAGGGTATACATGGGATTACTTATCAGATCAGTCGAAGAGGGCAAACGACGCTATTATGCGTTTGGTGACTAACATGGTCTCATACTACCTGTCGCTCCTCGCTAAAAAAACCAAGCTATACCCGAACGGGCAGAAGCTCACGGTACAACAGAGGTACGCCAGAGAAGCGGAAAAGGTAGACGCACGAAAACGACGGATGTTAGTAAAACGACTGGAGGAGTAAATGACAGAAAAAGCACCAAACTATATGATCAATTTTTGGGAGCAGCAAGAACGAGACGCCCTTAAACAACTCATGGTAGCCCGTACTGCACTCGCACGACTTCGATATGAGGATATGGAGGAGACTGAGCAGGAATGGTTGAGGATAAAGATGGAAACTCAATGGTAGACAGTTCAGGGGGAATAATCTAATGACAGCAGGACGACCACAAATGTACACCCCAAAACAGATACAAGATATAGTATCGGACCTTACGCTGTACATCGAAAGCCATGACGACCCTACAATAGTCGGATTCACAAGTAGCTATACAAAATATAGCGTTAACAAAGATTACATCAGTGACCACAAGGAATTTTCCGAACTAAGAAAGAGAGCAATCGAAAAACAAGAGGCGTATTTACTCGATGGTGTCACTAGAAACAAGCTTAATGCGACGATGGGTATCTTCCGTTTAAAGCAACCACAACACGGGTTCAGTGACAAACATGAACAAGAAGTAACTATCAAGGAAGTAGACATCAGTGACGAACAAGCTGAGCAACTTATCAAGGCAAGAAGAAACCGCACTGATTCTTAAAGAATTGGCTAATAACGGTTCATTCGCTGAATACTGTATTGCTATTGACCGTGGCTATCAGTTGGAATGGTTCCACGAAGAAGTAGCCCGCAAACTCGAACAAGGGTATAAGCGGCTACTCGCAGGCGAAGATGTTCGTATCATGTTCTTTATGCCACCTCGACATGGCAAGCTTATAGCCCATTCTACCCCTGTTATAACCCCAAATGGCTGGCAATTACACGGTGATTTAGCAGTTGGAGATTACGTATATCATCCATCGGGCAAAGCTATAAAAGTACTTGGTACATCTACAGAAGATCAGGCAACTTTGAAGGTTACATTTAGTAACGGTGAAAGTCTGACTGTCCACCCTAACCATGAATGGACGGTGTACGATAGGCAGTATAAGAAGTTTAGAACATTAGAGACAAACTACTTTATCAAGCAAACAAAGTTTGGGAAAGCAAAGAAGCTGTTAAGTGGTAATCGTTGTATGTATCAACTGCCCAACATACAAGCTATTGAGTGTTCAGAAAAAGAGCTACCCTTGCAGCCCTATTTCTTTGGCGCATGGCTTGGTGACGGCAGCTCTTGCAAGCCAGCCATAACATCAGAAACTAAAGACATTGCTATCATTGATAATTGTGCTTATCAAGTTACAAACACCCATGTTCATTCTGCAACCAAAGTACCTACTTACTATTTTTCACATCAGAAAATTGTGCAGACTCTAAAAGAATTAAATTGCTATGGCAATAAGCACATACCAGAAGTATATAAAAGGAGTTCTATAGAGCAAAGATTGCAGTTACTTGCGGGACTTGTAGACACAGACGGAAGTACAGACAAAAACTCAAGAGTGCGAATAGTAACAGTAAGCAAAGTTTTAGCTAATGATATTGCAGAACTTGTTACATCTCTAGGCATGAGGCCATATATCATGGAACAACAACCAACGCTTAGTACAAGTGGCATTCAAGGTAAAAAAGTAGTTTACTCAGTGGGCTTCCAACCCACAATGGAAATACCTGTAGCTCTTGCTAGAAAAGCTATAAAGAGAATACCTAAACAGAAGATGATAGGGATAGTCAGTGTTGAACAGGTAGAGCCAGAACAAGGACGCTGCATACAAGTCGATAGCCCAGACGGTTTATACCTTGTAGGCAAAACAATGCTACCAACACATAACAGTGATATGACAACGCAGAAATTCACCTCATGGGTACTCGGTAAAACGGCAGACATTCCCATCATGGTATCAAGCTACTCTGATGAACTCGCAACGGATTTTGGACAGCGCACAAGGGATATTATGCAGTCACCGGAGTACCAAGTCATGTTCAATACACGCCTACGCCCAGACGCAAAAGCCAAAGGCAAATGGCTCACTCAAAATGGCGGTAGTTATACAGCGGTGGGTGTTGGCGGTGCTTTAACAGGTCGTGGATTCAAAATAGGTATTATTGACGACCCATTCAAGAACCGTGAAGAAGCCGACTCACAGGTGATCCGTGACTCACGCCATAAGTGGTATCAGTCAACATTTAGTACTCGTGAAGAGGGCAACTCCATGATTATATTCATTCTCACTCGTTGGCACGAGGACGACCTTGCGGGGCGTGTCCTCAAAGAAGCGGCAGACGCACGAAAGAATGGCGAACCAGCGGACGATTGGGATATTATCCAATATAAGGCAATCGCAACCGAAGATGAACCGCAGCGCAAAGAGGGCGAAGCGCTATGGCCTAGTAAGTTCCCATTAGATAAACTCCAAGCAAAGAAAGCGGTGATGGGTAGCTATGAATTTTCAGCGCTCTACCAACAGAATCCAGTAGATGAGGAGAATAGGAAGTTTAAGACGGATTGGTTTAAGACCCGACCCTACAGCGAAGTGGCGAAGCTCCAAACACTTAACTTTATGACCATTGACCCAAGGGGCAAGGACGATATTAAGCAAGGCAAGGACTATATAGGTGTAACGGTCAATTTTGTTGATAGAGAGGGCAACTGGAATATTCTCAGTTATCGTATGAAACTATCCGCTACGCAGCTTATCGATCTTATGTTCACATTCTGGGGCAAATACAACCTCACGAAGATAGGTATAGAAGATAACCAATTCACACAAGGGCTGATGGTATCCATTAACGAGCAGATGCGCTCACGGGGGACATTCTTTGCCCTTGAACTACTCAAGCATGGTGGCACACAAAAAGAACTGCGTATCGAATCACTCGTACCACGCTATGAAAAGGGAGGAATCTATCATTTGACGATCGACGGGCAAAATCAATGCACCGACCTCGAAGAAGAGCTATTGCTATTCCCCAAGGCCACCAATGATGACGCAAGCGACTCACTGGCGTTTCAGGGGCAAATAGTACAGATTCCATTTGACGACGACGACAGCTACACATCCGGCGACGTGACAACAATGTTCACGCGGCGGACGTGGTGACAAGAAAAAGGGGAGAACATGAAATTTGGCAAACATGACATCACAACGGAGCTGGACGGCCACGGCTCCACTAAAACAACATCAACGCAGTACAGGGAGGGTATGGTGAGCGGTAACGTAAAAGAATACTACGAGGTCAGGCATTTGGTTTCGAGCGATCTGGAAGTCATGGCACAGTTCAGCGCCTTTCACCGCGAGCTGGCGAACGACCATACCATGCTCGACCCCGCCTTTCGGATTGAGGGCAAGGGTAAGGGGGACAGGTGGTACACGATCAACTGTTATACCCGTATCGTGCGCTAAACTGTCACAATCAATCACTTTATGCTATAATACGGAGTAGCAGAACCACTGAAAAAGATACCAGACGTTCAGCAGAACAGGTATCTGACATTCAGTGGTATTCTCTTTTTTGACTCCTGACAACCTCGGCGACAAGTACGAGTCTGCTAAAACGTACACCGAACGCAACACCAAGCCGTACCCGGAGTTTGAGCGGATCGCCAACAACCAGCCTAGCGACCAGCGCGACCCGCGCTATTCCGACGTGACCGATGGCACGACCTCAGCCAGTGTCCGCAAGCGCGGTAAGCGCGTTGTCCAGCAACTCCCCGTCGGCAAGGTGGAATCGGATAATGAGGATGACTGGCTGCCGATCGTGGCGGGCTTCATATTCGTCAACAAGATACTGCCCTATGCGAACCTTGATTTTGACCTTATCCAAAAGTGCTGGCAAGTCATCGAAAACGGCGAGAAATTTGGCGGCGTCCCGACCTACGTCCCGTTTGTGAACCATGACGGCTATTTCTGCTCAGATCTCGCCGTACCGTACTGGGCAGACGTCTTTTTGCCGGAAGGCTACAAGTCCGGTAACTCAGCGCCATACCAGTTCATCCGTACCTGGTGGACAGAGGACGACGTGGACGCCCAGATTAAGCAGGAAAAAGAGCTGAAAAAAGCAGCGAAAGCCCGTGATGAGGAATATGAACCAACATGGGACATGGACGCCCTCAAGAGTGTCAAGAAATCACTCACCCGCAAAGAATCGGACGAGCAGACGCCACAGGAACGCGACCGTGGCTTGAATCCAGAGGGTATTGAAGTTGTCACGGGGCTGCAAACCGGCGTCGGCGCGACACTCTACACCTTTTGCCCGACCGATGACGACAAGGGGAAGTCCAGCGTTACTATCCTCCGCCGCAAGACCAACAAAGACCCGCGCGGCAAAATGCCTGTCATCTGGTACTACGCTGACCACGACGGCACTAATCCATTCGGACGGGGAACGGTCGAGCTAGTCGGCCCCTTGCAGAACCTCATCGACTCCGACATGCAGATGTACCAGTGGAACCGCGCCCTCATGCTCGCACCGCCATTAGTTGTGACAGGCCAGAACAGCGCGAAAAAGATCGTCTATGCCCCAAATGCCGTCTTAAAGCTGACCGACCCCAACGGCAGAATCGAACCATTAAACGTCGATACCACGGCTGTCACCCAGTACCCGAACCTGTATGGCTTGCAAAAGTCACAGCTCTTAAATCTAGTATCCAGTCCCGACACGTCCATCAGTGCTGAAGTCGGCAACCCAGGCTTTGGCAGGACACCGACGGCGCTCAACCAGCAGCAGGCCAATATCTCAGTTGACGACAACTATGTCCGCAAGAACTTTGAAGCATGGTTCGAGCAATGGGCAGAGACGGCCATTAACGTCTACTTTGCGGAGCGTACTGGCAAGGAAACGCTGCAACTGGACAAGGATACCGTTGCTGACCTCATGAAGCTGGCCGAGAAAGGCAAGTTTGACCCTAGTCTCATTAACGAGAACAACGAAATCCTCATTGACTACGACAGCGCAACGCCCGCGCTCAAGTTCCGCGTGGACGCTTCGACGTCAAAGATGAAAGACGACGTGACGCAGGGAGACATCCTGACCCAACTTCTCGGCACACTTGAGTCCAGCCAGATACTTGCCCAGACCGTCCCGCAAGAAAAGGTACTGGCCGCATGGAATGCCATTGTTGCAAACTCCGGCGTCGAGAATCCCGAAGATTTGAAAGTCGATCTAGAGGAGTTCCAGCAGCAGCAGGAAATGGCACAACAGCAGATGGAGCAGCAAGCGCAGCAACAGCAAGGGGTACAGGCACAGCAGGGCGCGATAGACGGCGGACGGCCAGATCAGGCGGAAGTTGACCAGGTTACGGCAGAGCTGCAAGCGGTAGGCGTCCCCGACGAGCTGATCGTACAGGCGCAGGACATGCTCGACCAAGGCTATAGCGCCGACGACGTACTCATGGCGATACAGGGAGTGATGAGTGATGCAAGAGGATAACATCTACCGCCGCCAGACCGTCCCGCAAGCCGTCCCACTCCAGCAGGAGGAAGCGGCCGACAAGGAACGGCTGCAAGTACTGGACGAGTACCCACTAATTAAGGCGGTGATTGAGCGCCTGAACGCCGACATCGCTTTTTATGACAGCAACCAAGGTATTCCCGACGACGTGCTGCTGAATCCTGACGAGTTCATGCACACCGTCGCGGGCAACAAGAAAGCCGTTGCCAGTATCGAGCGTGAAATCAGGGTATTGGAGGAACTGGTGACAGAACACATAGCGAGGTGAGTTCCATGCTGGCGACGCGCCTCACGTCGCTGGCATGGAGTTAATCTGCAGCTTCAGAGTAAACAACTATGAAATATATCCAACTTACAAAAAATATGAAGGCAATCGTCGACGACGATATGTAGATAAATTTGAGTATTTCACTCTGTTGATAGCCATGTCGGTAGAGTGAAGTAATCTCAAACTTCCGCACCGGCAGCGAATACGCCGTAAAACAAAGGAGAGAATATGGATACTGAGGAATCCACTACAGCCGTAAACGAATCGGTAGACGAGACCACTACCCCAACTGAATCGGCACCAGTCGAAACCAACGAGTCTCACGCGGACGATACCACAGAAGAGGTATCGGAGGTAGAAACAGAAAGCCAGACTGAGGAACCCGACGCTGAGGTGGCGGAGGAAGAACAGGCTGAGGAAACAGACACCGAGGACAAACCGCAGTCCAAGGGCGAAAAACGGGTAGACCAGCTTAACACGGAAATACGCGATCTGGTGGCAAAGCGCAACGCGATCAGGCAGGAAGTGGAACAACTCCACTCGCAAGCGTACAAACCGGCACAGGTTGACGAACTGCTCGAACAAGTGAATCCAGACACCGGCGACTACTACAACCGGCTTGAAGCACAGCTCGAAGCCATGCGTCAGGAGCGCGAAATTGAAAAGTACAACAACCAGGTATCTGAAAGCCTTGTCACCCTTGAGACGGAAGTCCAGCGCGTCATCGACGAGTTCCCGATGTTCGACACCCAGAGTGCCGACTACAACGAGGAACTGGCCACAGAAGTCGCGGACATCCTGAACGACAACCTGATACGCGACCCGAACACCGGACAGGTGATCGGCAGCCGCACATCACCCTACAAACTGTATAAATCATACGCCAAGGCAGCCCAAGCCAGCGCGGTCAAAGCTGAAGCGAAAGCCCAGCGGAACGTCGAAACGATGCTGAAAAACGCCGACCCGACGCCCGCCCGAAAAGGTACGCCCGTACCGTTCGAGAAAATGAGCCTGTCACAGCAGGAAGCCTACCTGAGAAAACGCGGCCACGACGTATAAAGAAAAGGAACCATTATGGCAGCAGATACTACTGCAACCCTCACCGGCGAGATGATGACTTTCCTTGAGCGAACCTTCTTGGAGCGCAGCAAGGCAAAGCAAATCCACGCCCAAGGCGCAAAGAAAAAAGCACACTCACGCAACAGCGGCAAATCAATCGTATTCAACCGCTACAGCCCATTGGCAGTCGCAACGACAGCGCTGACAGAAGCGACGAACCCAGCAGAATCGAACCTGACTGGCGCAACCGTCACCGCAACCGTCGCTGAATACGGTAACTTCGTCAAAGTCTCTAGCTTGCTCTACGGCACGTCTATCGACCGCGAAGCTAAAGAAAAAACAGAGGTCATCTCGCAGAACGCGGGTGAAACGCTGGACACGTTGGTTCGTAACGAACTTGCATCTGGTGCAACAACTCAATTCGCAGGCGGTAAAGCAGCCCTGACAGCAGTCGCAGCATCTGATGTATTGAGCAGCACTGAAGTCCGCAAAGCGGTTAAGACGCTGAAGAAGAACAACGCCATTGCCTATGGCGACGGCTACTTCCTTGGCAAGCTTGGCCCTGACACGGTGTACAACCTACAGGCTGACGGCACGACTTGGATTAACGTCGTAACGTACAAAGACAGCGCCAAGGAAATCTACACTGGCGAAGTTGGTAAACTGTTCGGCGTCCGCTTCATCGAAGCTTCGAGCAACCAGTACAACGAATCGTCTACTGCGACCGTGTACAGCAACTTCATTCACGGTCAGGAAGCGTTTGCGACGGTTGATCTGAGCGGTGAGAACACCGAGCTGATTATCAAACAATCAGACAAGAGCGACACAAGCAACGCCCTCAACATGTTCATGACTGTCGGCTGGAAAGCGACCTTTGCAACAAAGACGCTTAACGCCAATTGGATCGTGAATGTTAAATGTGGCAGCCAATGATATTGATTGTACGTTCTGATCTGTAAGAGTAACTAACGGCGGACACCCGCCATATAACGGAGGCTAATATGGTCAACACAACGAAAGACGGGGAAACCCCTGTCGTCCTACCCCAAACCGACAACGAACGCATTATAGAGCTGTACGTTCAGGGCAAGAACCTGTACGACATCACCTATGCCGTCTATAAGTTCGGCGGGGACGAAGCAGTTGAGAATGTCCGCAGCGTGTTACACAGCGCCGGATACCTCGACAAAACCCACGTCACCCCTGACACGTTTCTCGTAGAGGACTAGCAATGGACGCAAGCCGTAACGCTGATCTGTCTAACCTGCACCGGTTGTTTTCTGACCCGACAAAACCCAAGCACGTGCGTGCGCGGGCATTCGAGGGCTATCAGAAGATACAGGCACAGGTAAAAGACAAGACGCTGACCGGCTTGCGGCTTCGGCTCATCCGCGCCGCGAGAGCCAGCGACACCGATGCTGCTAAACGGATAGAGCAGCACGTCATAGTGCATTCACGGCGCATGGGCTATACACATCACTAACATAAGAGGCATTGAGGTATGAAACTACTAGCAATCAGCAAATACGTTGACGGCGTGAATAAAAAGGATTCGGCTGTTGACTTGTGGCGGGTGAAACGACCCCTGCGAGAACTACAAAAGCATGTGGACTGGCAGATTGACTT